AACCCGACCGACACCGCCAACGCGGGGTTAGTCGAAAAACCAAAGGAGAAACATTATGTCTGCTATTACCCAGATCCCCGAGTTTTTCACGACCGAGTTTTCCGCCAACTGGAATCACCTCGTTCAGCAAAAACTCTCCAAACTCCGCGAATTCGTGGTCATCGACCGCGTTCAAGGAAAAGAGAAAAAGTACAACCAGATGGCCAGCGTCAACATGACGCAGATCACTGCGCGTGCTCAAACCACCAACATCACCGACACGGCGATGGCCCAACGCTGGCTTCGCCCCCTGCAATACGAGAAGGCTGACCTCCTCGATGAGTGGGATGCCGAACTGCTGGGCGAAGTTTCGCTCCCGCAGAGCGAGTTGGTGACCAACCACGCCATGGCCTTCGCCCGCAAGTGCGACGAGATCATCCTCGCCGCCGCTGTCGGCACGGCCTCCACCGGAGCCACCGGAACGACCAACACGGTCCTTCCCGCCGGCCAAAAGATCGCCCACGACTTTGTCGAAAGCGGCACCGCGGCCACCAGTGGTTTGACCATCGCCAAACTGCGCCAAGCCAAGTTTATCTTGGATGACGCGGACGTGGACGAGGATGACCCGCGTATCATCGCGGTCAGTCCCCGCCAATTGCAGGACCTGCTCCGCACCACCGAGGTGACCTCCGCCGACTACAATACGGTGAAGGCTCTGGTGGCCGGTCAGCTGGACACCTTCATGGGCTTCAAGTTCCGCGTGGTCAACAAGGCGTTCTTCACCCTGGCCAGCAGCCGCCGCGAAGTGGTTGCCTACGTCAAGAGTGGACTCCGCATGACCGATGCCGGACGCCGTGTCCACGTGGACATCCGCCCCGACCGCAGTCACTCGCTGCAAATCCGCACCACCGCTTCCATCGGCGCAACCCGCATGGAAGAGAAGAAAGTGGTCCAGATCAGCTGCTCCGAAGCCTAATCCAATGGATTGGTAGCTCACACAACCGCTGGCAGACCGGCTCCAATAGTCTGCCCCCCTTTCTTTTATGGCCGCCTCCGAAACCGATATTGTCAATGATGCCCTGGGTCGCCTCGGCATTAGTCCGGTCATGGCCTTGACTGATTCGACCAAGCAGGCCCAGTTTGCCAACCGCTTTTACGAATCGACCCGCGACGAGGTGCTGGCCAGCCACCCTTGGAACTTTGCCAGCAAACGCGCCGTGCTCGCCCAGCTGGCCACGCCGCCGGACTTCGAGTGGCTCTACGCTTACCAGCTGCCCACCGACAACCTGCGCCTCTTGCAATTGAATGGCTACGATCTGGGCAAGGTGCGCGACCCTTGGCACATCGAGGGCAACCGCCTGCTCACCGATGCCGAGAAGGCCGAGGTGCGCTACATCGCCCGCGTGACCGACACCACGTTTTACCCCGCGCTCTTTAGCGAGGCCCTCTCGCTCAAGCTGGCGGCCAAGCTATGCGCCCCCTTGACCGGACGCTTCGACCAGCCCACCGCGCTCATGCAGGAGTATGACAAGGTGACCGGACCCAAGGCCCGCCTCTCCGATGTTTTCCAGCAGCGCGACAAACGCCGCATGGCTTGGGTGGACAGCGACTTGGTCAAGAGCCGCGTGAGCGGGGGATTCTAAAATGCCCGTCTCGGCCCTCATCAATTCGTTTAACGCCGGCGAATTGTCCCCCTACATGGGGGCGCGGAGTGACGTGGAGAAATACCGCAACGGCTGCTCGACGCTGGAGAATTTCATCATCCTGCCCTACGGCGGGGTCATCCGCCGCCCTGGGACCGAATACTTGGGCAGCCCGAAATTCAACAACCGCCGGTGCCGGCTGATCGGCTTCAACTTTTCCACCACCACGCGCTTTGTCATCGAGATGGGGCACCAATACCTGCGCTTCTGGTCCAATGGCGTGCAGGTCCTGTCCGGTGGCAATCCGGTCGAAGTGGCCAGCCCTTACCTCGAGAACCAGCTGCGCGAGGTGCAGTTTGTCCAGATCAACGACATCATGTACCTCGTCCACCCGAACGTGGCTCCTCATAAGCTCTCCCGCTTGGCGGACACCAACTGGACCTTGACCGAGGTGGCGTGGGATTGGCCGGCCCTGCTCGATGAGAATCTGACCGACACCACGCTGGCCTGTAGCCACCTCACGGGCAACGGTCGCACGCTGACCGCGTCCACCGGAATCTTCAACGCCGGCCACGTGGGCAGCTACTGGCAGCTGGGCCACGCGCTCGAGGCCGTCTTCACCGAGCGCAATATCGACGGCAACGCCAACAGCACCAACCTCAACGTCTTTGGCGATTGGGAATTTTCCACCTCGGGCGTCTGGTCCGCCATCATCAACATCGAACAAAGCGAAGACAACGGGGCCACCTGGCAGGTCATCCGATCTTACAAAGGCTCCGCCGAGCGGAACATCACCTCGAGCGGCAAGACCGAACGCGAGGTGCTTCTTCGCTTGGCCATTTCCAACTACGTGACCGGATCAGCGTGGGCCACCAATACCAACTACGCGCTGGATACCGTGGTGACCTACGAGAACAACGTCTACAAGTGCGTCCTCGGGCATAATTCCACCGCGGCAGCTTGGAACGAATTTGCCGGCAACTACGCGCTCGACGCTTTGGTCACGTGGAACACGCGGACCTACAAATGTACCAAGGCGCACAACAACACCACGACCAACTGGGACTACAAAAACAAGAACTACGCGGTGGACGCTTTGGTCAAATACAACGGGCGAACCTACAAGTGCGTTCAAGCCCACAACAGCACGGTCACAACCTATCCTTATGGATCAACGGCTACCGCCGGACATCTCTACGAAGCAGAAGGAGAAATCTACAAAGTGCCAACGGACTACCCAGCTATTAACGGTTGGGTCAACACAGCAAAAGCCCACAACGAGATTTATCAACAGACAGGTGCCTACTGGCGCGTGGTCATTGCCAATAGCGACGATTTCACCACGGCCCTCAACGGCAACAAGATTCAGATGCTGACCACCCATGCCCGCTCCAGCGAAACGGCGGTTAAAGCGGACTATGAGGCGGGCAAGCTGGAGAAAATGGATTACACCCCCGACAACCCCGAATACTGGGAGTTGCAGAATTTCCGCCCGAGCAACTTTGAATACTGGGAGCCAATCGACTTCACGCCGGCCAATAACAAATACTGGACGCCGATCAATTTCGGCACGCGCATTGCCCGCCTCGAGGCCGCGGATTCCCGCGTCTATGGCGTAGTCAAGGTCACTGGATTCACCAGCCCGACCCAAGTCACGGTCAACGTGGTCAACCCCGTGGCCAAGACCACCGCGACCAAGATCTGGAGCGAGGGCGCATGGAGCACCAGCCAAGGATTCCCGCGCACTGTGACCCTGCACCAAGGGCGGATCTACTACGGCGGCACCGAGCGCCGGCCTCTCTCGATCTGGGCCAGCGTAGTGGACGATTTCCAGAATTTGCGTCTGACCACCAATAATGACGGCGGTCTTTTCCTCACCCTCTCGGCCAAGGAAGCCAACCGCCTCATGTGGATGGAAAGCCAGGACAAGCTGCTCATCGGCACCAGTGGCAACGAATGGACCTTGGGGGCCTCGACCGACGAGGGGATTACCCCGAGCAATGTCACGGCCCAAAAGCAATCTTCCTACGGATCGAAGTATTTGCCCGCGGCCACGATCAATGACGTGCTGCTTTTCGTGCAGCGCCAAGGGCGCAAGGTGCGCGAACTGGTCTACGTGCTCGACAAGGACGGGTGGGTGGCCCCGGATCTGACCGTCTTGGCCGAACACGTCACCTCCGGTGAAATTGTCGAGCGGTCCTACCAGCAGCAGACAGACGCCATCTACTGGGCGGTCAAGGGCGATGGCCAGCTGATCGGCATGACCTACGAGCGCGACCAGAACGTGGTGGGATGGCACCGGCATACCACAGACGGGGCCTTTGAGAGCGTGGCGACTATCTACGGCCTCGACGGCACCGACGAGGTCTGGCTGGCCGTCCAGCGCGGCAACCAACGCTTCATCGAACGCTTCTACACCCAAAGCCGGGAAACCTTCGAGGCCGCGGACAAGGCCAACTGGTGGTACCTCGATTGCGCTGTTCGCTATTCGGGAACGGCGAACGCCACCATGTCCGGCCTTTCGCACCTTAACGGGCGCACCGTGGACGTGCTGGCCAA